AAGCCTAAAGTGCCGCAAAGCATTAAACAAAAGCTCGCGCCCCTTGGCGGTCAATGATTAACTTAGACCCGCGCGGTTTAGCCGTTGCGGTGTTAGGAATACTTACATGGGTCCAAGCGTCAAACTCGCGGATTATCTGATCAAACGGCAGTTTAGCGGCGATGATAGCCCGCACAACTTCGTCGGGCTTCATACCAGGCACACGAATGTCAGCAGCGCAACCGTTGCGATGCTGGCTGCTGTCTTTAGATCCAACAGCATCGTTTACCTGTTTGCTTCTGAAGGCGCTGTTGACGATGATTGGCTTATTACCCAAAGTCGTCTTGACCGACTCCAGAAACTGCGCCAGTCGTTGCAAGTTAGCCAGTTCCGCTTCGTTCGGCGTGTTGTCAAACGCGCGGTGATCCGTGTGCGTCAGTTCTGCAAGGGTAAAGTTATTTGTCATTTTTTGTGCCGATAATCTTTTCTAATGTGCGCCCGCCAAAATAAAAGGACATAACCAACATACCCCATTGGCCTAACAGTTGCACAAAACTGTCGGCAATATCAAGCGCAGACGCGTCAAGGATAGCCAGCGCAAGATACGCAACAAGAATGTAGATTAGCGTTAACGGACGAATGTTTTTTGATAGCCAGCTGTCGGACGCCATATCGGCCTGCATACGCTGCGTCAGATTGTTTTGCTCAGTCTTGTACAAGTCGGCGTCGTTGGCAATTTTAGCCAGTTCGCCATCTTGCGCCATCTTAGCCAAATCCATCTGTGCTTTAGCTTTAGCTTCAGGGTCAGGAATTAATTTGTCAATTAGTTTACCGCCAACGGTAAGTAGCGCGTCAAGTCCAAGCATTAATCTCTCCAGTGAAACATTTGATAGATAAAATAAATTACCGCCGTGGATACTGCCGTACCTAAAATTATCGCCATCCAGTTCTGTATGGTTTGTATGCGTTCTTCTTTCTTGCGTCGGATAGCTGCTAACCGCATACGTTCCGCGCGGGCAGTTTCTTCAATTGCTTCTTTACGTTCCTGCACAATTGCCGCCCTGCGCTGGCACATTTCTTCGTACAGGCCAGACTCATTGCCAGAGTTATAGACCAACATTTCACGCAGTTCGACTTCTAACCTAGCCATCTGGCGCGACGCGAACATAGCGTCTAACGCTTCGGTGGTAGCAGACTTTTCAGGTACTTTACCTGCGGCTTTATCTGCTTTCTGTTGAATGACCGCCGCCTCAATCTCACCTTGCGCGTTAAAGAACGAGGCTATGTCATGGTAACAGTCCTGTATTTCATGGCCGAGGGCAATAGCTTCCTTAACGCCAGCAACCGCCGCCTTAGCAATACCAAAAGCGACGGCTATTTCTATCATTTACGCAAATGCGCCGGTATTAACCGCAGGCAGACGCGTAATTTTGTAATAGCTACCGGCCAAAGGCGTGATTGAACCGGCGCTTGACGTTACCTGAAGGTTTATGCTGCCGCCAGTTGTGGCATTCGCTTGAAACATGGACTGCACAACATATTGATGGTTAACCGCTGTTGTCAAAGTACCGGTTGCTGGCAACGCGCCTGCCGTAGCGGTAGACTTAACTAATGCAGCAGTTTGCGCCGTACCTGCCGTACCGACGCCGCCAACAGGTGTGCCGACATAGTTGGCGTTATTGTTTGTGGGCGCGTTACTAAACGTCATGGTAAACGTCGCAGTGCCAGCGGTAGTTTTGGTGAAATACAGGTTGGCTTCAATTTCATAAAAAATATTTGCGTCCAAGTTTACGCCGGACGTTGTGCCAAAAAAGTTAGCAATGGTCGTAATTGCGCTGCCGTCAGACGTCAGCCTAAAATAATGAACGGACGGAATGTATCCGCGTCCATCGGTCACGTCGTCGGTAGAGAAAAATGTACTGCCGTCAAACTCTACAACACCCGCAGCTGGCGAAGTTAATGAAGTACCAGCGGTAAAGGTTAACGGCGCAACAGTAGCCGTACCAGCTGGCAACGCGACGCCGCCTACGAACGACGTAATAAGGCCGGTGCTAATGCTAATGGCGTCAGAACCGCCAATTTGAATAGCGCCGGAGCCGTCGTTATTACCTTTAAGACCTATTGACATTGCTTACTCCCACATTATGTTAATTGAACCAGCATCAAAGGTGTCTGTGCCGTTGACTGTTGTGATACTGACTTGGGTTAACACTGAGGCTAGTGTTTTACTTCCTGTCGTATAGTGTGCATCATCTGTACTTGATCCAACAGCAGTATTAAATATCCATTCATTTCCTGAAAGATTAGTTACTACAGCCGTACCTTGAAAAGTTGATGATGCCGCTGCGGTCGTCGTCAAATAAGATGCAGTAGTAAGCTGTGCGGGAGTTGCTAATGCAGAAGTTGCAAATCGTTTTGAAAATCCAATATATCCTGTATTTTCAATACCACCAGATGCACCAAGTCTTATAATCATTGGCGAAGTTCCAGATGTACTTATAGCACTAAGCAAAACAGTAATGCGTTTAGCCGTAGCCGGTATGCCTGTAAAGTTTACCGAAGTTCCAGATGCAGTCACCGCAGTACCAGACACTAAGGGGTACAGGTTAGTTGCTACTCCACCTACCTGCAAAGACGCCGCCGTCGCCGCGCCAGTAACGGTTAAAGTAGTAGCAATAGTTTCTGCCGCTGAATTAACTACGCCAGGTGTAGTAATTCCATTAGTGCCGTCAATAATTACGCTCATAGTGTTTGCTCCACGACTACTGGTTCCTCAGCTACAACAACTGGGTCAGGCAACTCATGAACAATCAGCTCACCGGTTTGCACGTTCATTTCAAGTATTTGCATGATTATTCCCACATTATGTTAATTGAGCCAGCGTCGAAAGCGGTAGCACTAGCGGTAATTCGAAGTTGCGTCAACGCAGATGTTAGTACTTTGCTGCCATTTACAAGCGTACTAGATGCCGCGTTAGTCGTCCCAAAATTACCCGATGCAATCCATGTTGTACCTTCAAACAAACTAAATACCATCGTTCCTACGCGGGTAGTCGAAACAGTTGAAGTATCATTTAACTCAAAACCAGTTGTGCTTAATGACGAATTGGTAGATGTAGTAGTTGCCGAAGAAACTATTTGAGTGCTGGAACTTAAATACCCAGTGGCAGAAATCCCCGTAGCGTCACCAAGTCTAATTTGAAGTGCAGTTGATCCGTTAGTTGAAACTCCGTTAAACAACACCGTGACTCGTTTAACATAAGCAGGAATACCTGTAAAATCAATTGAACTACCGGACGTTGAAGCAACTGCCGTACCAACCATTAAAGGATATATATTAGTAGCCACGCCGGTTATTTGTATCGACGGCGCGGAAACTGTACCTGTTGCTGTAATCGCGCCGGCAGCTAAAGTACCCGCAACGGTAACATTCTGCGAAGCATCCAAGGTCAGCGCCGTAGTGCCTGCGCCTGTACCGGACTTGAGTTGCAAGATGCCGGTGTTGTCGGAACTAATACCTAAACCATTAGTTGCGTTACCTGCTGTAATTGTTGATGCCATATCTATCCTTTAAATAACAACCCAACGACTACCATCAGGTACGGTAATAATAATATCCGACGTCAAAGCAGTTAACGATACTGACTGCGAAGGCGTAACCGTGTACGTTCCAACCCCACCCAAACCGGATATAAAGGCCGTAACCGCAGTGCCTGCCGTTACGCCAGTACCTGCGATAATAGACCCGATAGACAAGGAACCGGTGGTAGCCGTGTCAATAGTCATCGTTGTACTGGCAATACTACCGGTTCCACTAAAGCTGGCATCATACGTCAATGGACCAGTAGACATAGCATTTCTACCAGCAGGTATTGTATAGCTTGACGTGACAAGTGCATCGTTTTCGTAGAAAATCTGATTAGTATTGCCGCCCGTAGCGCCGCCACCCAACGCGCCCCAACCACTCGCGCTGTAGCCTTCAAACTGACTTAGCGTAGAGTTATAGCGCAGCATACCTACTAAGGCAGTAGGCCGGTCCAGCGACGTGCCTACCTGCAACAGCGTGGCGCCAGCGCCGGTAAAGCTGACGTTATCCGTGGCAGACAGCGTGGTGAACGCACCGGTATTAGGCGCCACGTCGCCGATTGGCGGCGGTGAACCAAAAGAAAGATCGTCAACCGGCACAAGGATGTTATCGACAACGTATATCTGTACGTCATTAGAGTCGGTAAGCACAAACTTGTACGCAATAGTTGGCTGAAGCCAGATATTTGCTTCGCCGCGCGAGTCAAGAATAATAGGGTTAGTATTGGCGGTTGCGCCTGCTTGATCGACATAAGTGGCGATTGGCGTTGTTGTGCCGCCTGCGTAGGTGTAAACCTTACCGTTTACTAGCGGAATACCGGCAGCGGTAAAAAATTGCTGTTTAGGTGTTGGAGTTAATGAAGCCATTATTTGTCTGCCTTGTCGTCAAGTCGGTCAAAAATTTTGCCCAACATATCCTTAACATCTCGCATATCCTGGCGATAGTCGTCTTTGGTAATGTACGATTTAGGTAATTCTTCGCGCAGCTTGGATAAATCCGATTTTAATTCTTTAACCGCCGCCCATAGTTCACGCGCAAACCAACCTAATACAGTAAGTCCCGCACCTATTACCAAATTAAATAAAGCTTGAGGTTCCATTATCGACCTAAGTTGTTTTTAATATTGCTTTGTTCGATCATATTGTTTTTAAAAGCTTCGCGTGTTTTTGGGCCTTGCACACCTGACGACACCGGACGCGGCGCAGTTAAGCTTGCTTCAAGCGATTCCATTAATTCGAGCATTTTCTCACGGTTTACGTTTGCTTCGCGTATTGCTTGTGCATTTTCTGCACGTTTGGCAATTTCATCAAAAGCAGCCGCTTTAGCTTTAGCTTTAACAATTGTTTCTTCTACCCATGCTCTATCCATTGTACGTTCGGCAATTTCTTTGCCGGACAATTTTTTAAACGTAGGATCGACAATTGATACGTCAGTTTTGGTTTTATCCCATGCAATCTTTTCTTCTGCGGATAAAGCAAAATTTTGGCCTTTGGATACTTTTTCAGCCGCTGATTTAAGCGAATGACCGGTGCTAATAATTGTTTCTGGCGTAGCACCTTTTATGCCTTGGCTAACGCTGCGCAGCTTACCAGTAACAGGATCAAGGTCAAACAAAGTACCCGCACCAGTAGGCGCGCGAGGAACGGCAGCCGCTTGTTGCGCAGCTTGTTCGTCTAAATACTTTTGCAATTCGTAATCGTACTGCCGACGTTGTTGAACGCCTTGCATAGTAGATTCGGCGCTTGGTGCAGGCAGCATAGGTGCAGTTTGTGGCATTCCAACTTTAACTTCTGGTTGTGAACGGCCAAAAACCCAGTTTGGACCCGCTGGCGCAGGTTCAACTAGCGCGTTACGGAAATCGTAAGGAACTGGCAAATTAGGCGTAGGGGCAACTTCAGGCGCCAACTTATTAACCGGAATTCTAAAATCTTGAGGAACCGCGTGCGTTGCCTGATATTTAGGCGAAAGCATACGTTTTGAAGCAATGGCGCTGGTTAAGCCCCCAATACCAGCACCTGCAACAGCGCCAACAAAAGGAGCCCCAACCATTGACCCCGCAGCAAAACCTAATGATCCCCCAACACCGCTTCGCGTCAAACGCGGAAAACCTTTCGTAATTTCAGCGCCTACGGTAGAAACAGAAGGATAATTAGCCGCAATAGACGCCATATCTGCGGCAGCGCCAGATAAAGGTTTACCTTCACTAAGCATTTTAGCTAATTTTTGTGGGTCTACTTTATTAGTAGCTAAGTCAGTAGCCCGTTCATAATCATATACTTTGGCTTGCGCAGACCGCGCTTTACGAATTTGGTCAATTAATTTAGGGTCGGTTACGTTTGCTTCAATTAACTGTTCTAATTGGTCTGCAATTTTAATACTAGCGTCTGCGTGCGCAATGCGCGACGGGTCAGGAATACCGCTTTTTTCTTGAGTACTATAAATAGCATTAGCATCACGCCGTAACTTGCGAATATCGTTAACAATTTCAGCTCCCGAACGCCCCTCGGTAACTTTGGTAACCGCGTCATCCACTAATGAATTTACCGCTTTAGCACTTGTTTCGCCACCAATAGCAGGTCGATCTATGCGTAACCCTTCAATGCCACGGACAACATTTTCATCCGGCGTAAGCACCGGAATTTTGCGTACTGTTTCATACGGCGCGCTGTGCTTATCTAAAGCTTCATTAAAAGCTTTAGCATTTAGCACTGTGTTTTCTGGCAAGCCCATATCTTTAGCTGCCAGTTGCGTCCATTTAGGCTGATTAGCCGCGTTAAGTTTTACGTTTATATCTTTGGAACCAGCGACTACCGACTTTGCAATATTTGCTTTAGTCGGGTTAGATTCAGCGGGGTTTAACGCGATACCTAATTTTTGTGCTTTTTGAGCAGCTTCAATTTTGGTAGCATTTTGCCAGCTTTGCGCAGATCGTTCTTCCGCAGTACGCGCTGCGCGTTCTTGCAAAGGCTTAATAACAGCTTGGCCTAGTGGTGTTTCACCGGCGGCTACCATCGCATTTTTAACTACCGGCGCAGCTACGCCGAGCGCATTTTTTGTACCTCTTACGCCAGCAGGTACGGCTAACGTAGCCGTGCCAATCATATTTTCTACGTCTGCAACTGGCAAGCCAGTTTGACTGGAAATCCATTCCGCGCCTTTACCGACATTCTTGCCGATAAAATCCATAACTTGTTGGCTGCCCGCACCGGTGTACGCTGGCGATTCAGTAACGCCGAAAGCTTTACCAAATGGCTGACTAATAGGTTCTGTAATTCGCGCGGCAGTTTTGGTCGCTTGTTCTGGTGTGCGCCCCATCGCGCGGGACGTTGCATAACTTACTGGCCCTACAACCCCAGGAATAATGCCGCCTACCGTAACGTCAGCTAAATTCGCAACATTTGCACCTAAGTCGCCAAAAAAGCTACGTTCTTTAGGCATACCTTCATTACCTGACGCTAAATAAACGTCAGGGTTAAATTTGGGTTGTGCGGCTAAATAAGCATCAGGGTCAAAACCAGCCATATTAGCGTCCTAACCGTTGTTTAATTTGGGCTGCACGAGGGTCTTTTGGATTAGCGTTAGCCCAATCTAAAGCTTGTTTATCTTGTCCTGTTACTTCTGTAGGCGCGGGTTGAGATTTTGACCCTTTGTATGAATAAGTATCATCATACGCTTCGCGCATACGAACTTTAGAACCCTCAATATCCGCAATAGCTTGGTTAATGGCCTCGCGAACATCGGCAGCATCTTGCCTACGATCAATAGCAGAAAACGACGCGGTAAGCTGTTTACCTTCTTGGTTAGACACGTTACCCAATGCACCGCCTGTTTTAGACGCGTCGCGCATATCTTGCAACGCTTGAAAGCCACCTTTAGCAGTAACTTTATCGTACAACGCTTGCGCGCGGCTACCCGCAGCACTAAACGAGGGAGTACGCCCGCTTATCGCACCGGTTATGTTTTCAAGGCCAGGATCATCGCGCAACTTTTTCAAGTCAGCAATAAAACTGTCTGATTTTTTCTCAAATCCTCTAACCGAAGATGTAGCTTGTGGATACGAAGCTTCACGCTTTTGAATTTCTTTAGGCGGCAGCGATTCTTGTGCAGCAGCAGGCGACATTTTGCCGCTAATGGCTGCTTCACGGCTAACATACACTGGCTTACCTGTCACAGGGTCAACCACTGCCACTGGCGGCTGTTCAGCGCGTGGCTGCGCAGGCGCGCGGCCAGCAGCAGCGCGCGCTTGCAAAAACTGCATAAATTTAGGGTCTTTTTGTGCAAGCGCAAATTCTTGCGCGCTTGCAGGCAATGTGCCTTCTTTTTCTGGCGCGGTAACAACAATTTTACCGTCTTGATACACTGATGAACCAGCAGGCACAACCTGCGGTTTATTCATTTCTCTAAACTTTTCAACCCCTACCTGCGATTCTTGCAATAACTTTTCAAAACCGCCAGGTTGCGACAACGCTTGCATAATTTGTTCGCGCGCGCCTTCAGCCGTCACGCCCGTAGACGCAAGAACAGGCCCCAATACAGGATCAGCGTGGTTACTTTCGTGCCAAGCCAAATATTGTTCTGGAGTACGCACGCCTTGCAAAAGATTTTGTCGTTGTTTTAGTTTTGCGTCAACAAGGTCTACCTGCGCTTTTTGACCTTCAGTCATAGCTTTTTGGCGCTTACCCAAAGTTTCTTCATACGCCATGCCTTGCTGCGGCGATACGCCATAGACTTGTTTAACAAACTCAGGGCTGGTTACGTCTTTTGCGCCGCTATACAGCTGACGCAATTGGTTTTGTTCTTGTTGCGCACGTTGCGCTTCAGCCAGCTGCATTTCGCCTAGCTGGTTCTGCCTAGTAACTTGCTGCATTTGTTGCTGCGCAAGCATATTTTGTCTGTCGCGGTCTTGTCCAGCTTGATAGCCGCCCATTAAACCGCCGCCGTACAAATCGTAGTTAATTCCGGCCATATTATTCCTTAAATTTGTCCGGCTGAGGGATCATAAGAGAAAGAACCAGCAGTAGGAGCATATCCGCTACTAGCACCGTATGTGTTTACATATGGTGCATTTGGGTTACCCCAATTAACTCTTTGTAACTGATTAGCAGCTTGACCGTAAGACGACGCGCGCGCGCCTGCACCATATAGCCCCGCATTAGCTGCGTTAAGACCTTGCTGCTGCATTATTCCGCTGCCTGACTGTCCATAAGCCGCGCCGGCCTGATTCATGCTGCCAACAGCCGTTTGACCAATGCCTGCCAAGTTTGCTAACGCGTTACGTTGTGTGCCTTGCTCGCCAACAAAACGATTGTAGGCGTTCTGATATTCTTGTGAGCCTAGCTGTTGACCGTACTGTTGCGCGCCACGCAAGGCGTTGCCAGACAACAGCCCACCTCTTGCCGCCGCGCTTTGGTCTAACGCCCGCGTACCTTCTTTCATGCGGAAGCCATACCCAGGGTCTTCTTGATAGTCAGCCATTGTAAAGCCGCGCGTCAATTCGCCTCCAGGCTGAATACCTGTCTGGTACTGGCCTAACGCGTTTACGCCTGCTTCATAAAATGGCTTTTGCCGAGCAACGCCTTCTTCGTACTGTTGGCGTTCAAATGCAAGGGCTTTTCCAGATGACCGAGCTTGCATAGCTGCGGCATCTTTGGCCGCGCCAGCGGCCATTGAACCGCCAATTAAAGATGCTCCTGCGCCAATTACAGCTGCGGCTATAAAACTCATTGGGTTACCTCTAAAGGTTTAATTTTATTTCCAATAGTAAACATAGAGTTTGGGTCATCCTCAACTAATTCAGCTTCAGCTTCTTCAACAGTTTTTGAATCAACACGATGAAAAGTCATGCACAAAGCATCAGTTTCGGCGTATACCGCACGTTTAGTTCCAGGCTTACTACATAAAAGCATAGGCCCCGTAATAGTTTGCGGGCCATCGTCGGTCGTTACTATGACTGTACCGGATACAACCATATAAAAGTGTTCTTTTTTATGAACTTTGCCTACAATTAAACAGTCGGCTGGACGCCATACCTGACGGCAATACATACCGCCGTGGAAAATGTGCTCTGTAGGCGCTTCATATTGCGGTTGTTTAGATAATTCAGCCTGCAATATCTCAACCTTTTCCCGCATAAAATCTGGCGCAACAATTTCGCTCATATCACCACCCATCGAGAACCTGACGCCACAGTAACCGTAATGCCGGTATTAATTGTTATCGGTCCCGCAGACGAACCTGAGTAACCTGCTGCAATTGTGTAGTTTGTAGCTATAGCCAACTTATTGACAAAAATGCCGTTATTGGCTATGAAATGCTCCGATGTTAACTCACCCGTGCTAGGTTTGTACAGATACTTCGTGTTGCCGGTATATATGGTTGATAACGAACCACTTGTACCCGTTAGAAATGTTGGGTATAAATTAGTTGCTGTAGTAGTATCATTAGTTATTGTAACCCCAGCGCCACTAACAATTGCCCATTTAACACCTGTAGCAACAGTAGAATCAGCGGTTAAAACATATCCATCCGCGCCAACGCCTTGCCGAACATTGTTTGTGCCGTCATCAACAATTAAATCGCCTTTAGTTGTTGTAGGCGAAAGCGCATCAAAACTAGCAATAGCCGTAGTTTGACCAGTACCGCCATTAGCAATAGCAACCACGCCAGTTACATTGCTGGCTGTACCCGTCGTGTTCTGATTAAATGTAGGCCAAGTAAACGTGCCGGTACTAAAATCACCGCTGGTAGGCGTACCAAGCAAAGGCGTAATCAAGCTAGGCGACGTATCCAGCACCAGAGTAGTACCTGTGCCTGTGGTCGTGTACGACGCGCCCCAAGCCGTTCCTGTTGAGTTAGGAATGCCCGCACCAGGGTAAACCATTGGTGCAGCGTTATCAATCGTGACCGCTGCCGAGCCGTCATACGTTGTGCCAGCACTGTACGAAAGTCCAGTACCAACAGTTAATGCGTTTGCTACGCTGTTGGCGCTGCCGGTAATATTGCCAGTAATCTTGGCGCCAGCCAGCGAAGTAATCCATGTAGGATCGGCATAGCTGCCTGACGTATAGACGCCATTAGTGACAGTTGCTGCGTTAATAGACCAGCTGCCAGACGCGCCTGTACCTGTAGGGCTAGGTACATTAACGCCGATAACCAACCCTAAGTTAGTTCTGGCGCCGCTTGCTGTAGAGGCGCCTGTACCACCATTGGCGGTATTTAGCGTGCCACTAAGTGTCATAGTGCCGCTAGTTGTAACCGGCCCACCACCAACCGTTAATCCAGTAGTACCGCCGGACACATCAACAGACGTTACCGTACCAGACCCGCCACCACCGCCGCCGGCTTCAGCTAGAGTCAATAAATTCTGAAAAAACAAGTACCATTCCCGCGAAACCATATTAGTTTGCGGGTCTACAATTACGGCACGGTTAGCAGGTAAATAAGTTGGATTAGGCATTAGTTGGGTCAACGACTAATTCAGCGGCCATAATGGCAATCTTAACAGGATCAGTACCTGAGATTTCGTACACGCGGTCACGCAGCTTAATTGTCATACCCAAACGACGGCGAATAGCACGAACAAAGTACGCTCCGATACGCCCCATAGACATCCAATATTCATTAGACCATGTATGCCCGCCGTCATCAGACCATCTAAGCATAATTTGTGGGTCTGCACCTTGACCGTTATTCAACCCCACACCGGCTTCACAATCAATTTGAAGCGAATGTTGTGCGGTACGTTTAAGGTTATTAGTGCCGGTAGGTAGCGCGCGCCACGAACGAAGCCATTTCTGTGGCAAAGTATCGTCAGCAAAAACTTCTAAATCGTATGCGTATATTTTGCCGTTTTGAAAATCGCCAACAACGACTTCTTCGTTAAAAAACATCTGGCAATTAGCCCGCTGGCGAATAAATTGACCGTTTGCAAAACCGGCGCGCTCATGCCATGCGCCTGTAGCCGCATCGTAAGCCCAAGTTTTTTGAGCAGTCGGGAACGTCAAGATGTAAAAGGAATGCCCGTCTTGCTGGTATGTAAAGCCAATCGCATCATTAATTACTTCATAAGTTTGAATGGCAATTTCTACCGCGTGCGTGGATACGCGTGTGCCGGTATAGCCATTAGCACGGTAAACGATACCGTGACCACGGGCGTCAGCGCCCAGCCAAAACAGCGAGTTATCCATTTTGGCGACAGAATAGGTAGCCGCGCAGCCGAGTTCATTAACGGCGCCTTGAATGCGTTCGAAGGGAAAACCGGCGGTTCCTGCGTTATACCAAACTTCAACCGACTGCGTACCAAATAGCCATACTTCACGATGGTCAACAAAAAGCGAAATTAAATCGTCTGGCATACCTTCGGCACTGGCAAAATCTAACGGGTCAATTGATGAGCCGTCCAACAGCTGAGTAACCCAAAAGCGTTGCGAGTTAGGTTCCTGAAACGTAAAGTAACCGTCCAGATACCCGACCATTACCGCGCCAGGAAAATCAATGTCCGTAATTTGCGCAAATTGAAGCGTAGACGCGTTATAAATGTAGCCTGTGGGATTAGCCGCAATAAACAACTGCGTGCCGTTATCCACCATAGACACGGGGCCAGTGCCAGAAATAGCACCAATAACGGTACTATTCCATGACGTATCAATGCGATACAGCCGCGCGCCTGACACTACATATCCGTAACCACCGTATTGCCACAGCCCACGAATCGGGCCTGTGCCAACTGTAGCTAGTTTACGCAACCCTGGAACGCGGCTTAGATAGCCCGCATCTTTGCCTTCTGGCGGTGGGGTAGCTTCCGGATACATATTAATCATCCGGTTAGCCGCCGCGTTGACGCTACGGGCTACATACGATTGCCCAAGAATCGGCGATTGCATTAGTAATTACCAGCGTAAACATTGAAACGCTGACGTGTAGCCACAATAGCGTAAGGCAGCGACATAATATCGTCTGGATTGTTAATACGTTTTAGATTACGTTTGCTAGTCATAGCAATCCGTTGAACTGTAGGAGGTGGTTCCACACCAAATTCAGCCGCAATTTCACACGCCAGATTGTACTTAAACGCGCGCAGATAACCTGGCGGAAACAATATCGACGTAGCCAAATTTGCTGGTTTAGTTAATTCTTCAACAGAAATAAAATGCCATTCCAAGTCGCGCGTAGGACGCGGGTAGACAAATACCGTAATGTCCGGAAAAGTCATGTTTATAAACATAACTTGCGGATATGTCGACGTTACAGTTTTAACTGCAATGCCATCATACTGCTGTTGGTTAATAAACTTGATACCAAACGATACGCCCGTGCCTGGGTCGCGGTAATAAGTAGCATCGTCCAACAACACGGGACGATTGCCAACAAAGTCGCCGGTTGGTCCAATGGTTTTACTAATGTCGCCCGCAGGCCATGTATAAACTTGATCTTGCGTAGAAAATACTGACAGCCGCTCTGTATTCCAGCTATCAATCATCTGATTAAGCGCAGCCAGTGCGTCTTGCGAAGCTTGCGGTGTAGGTTGTTCACCTTCTGCCAGCTGACCAATCAAGCGCAGCGCAGCATTAATTTGTTCGCCAGCAGTGTATGTTGTCATGCTTAGATTCCTTTAGCTGCGCTCCGCGTAGGTTTACGCCGTGCTACTAGCTCATTTTCAACCTGTGGTTCTTCGTCATTGTATCGCGTCCAGCCGTTTTGTTCATCATTTTCGGCTTCAAGTTCCATAGTGGCGATCTTGCGGCCATGAATAGGGTGCTGTAGGTATATGTTCATAGTAGAAAACGGGGCCGAAGCCCCATTTATTTTAACCAATACGCCAATTAGTACCGTCACAAAAAACTGGGACGATGTTAGAACCACCAGCAGCAACAACAGCGCCAATGCCAGCAGTCAAAGCTGCGTTGGAATTGGTAACAACTGAACGTGTGCCGAGTAATGCAGCAGCAGCGGCAGGTAACTGCGCTACTGTGTATGCTTGAAACTGAACGTCGTCAAACAACGGGTCAGCAAAAGCGACACCTACGGCTTTAGTATTTGACATAATTTATCCTTTAAAGAAAGGGGCCGAAGCCCCCTTCAGATTTATGACAGACGGTACAAAGTCCACGCACCGTCACCTGTTTTACGGGCGCGCCATGCAGCGGAAGTCAGGGTTGCAGAAGTAACTGTACCAACCAAAGTCCAGCCAGTTCCCACTGCAATGGTGAGCGTACCTGCACCGGTGTTGATGAAGTTAATGTTAAAAGAGCTGTTATTTTTAGCACTAGAAACCAGCACTTCTGTATCAGCTACGGTAGGCAGAGTAATAGAAGCAGTTGCGCCGCTATAAATAACAATGCCGTTAGTCAGTTCAGCTGCGGTCAGGGTTGCAGCAGCAGCTTTAGTTACCGGAGCAGCTTGAATAACCAGATCAACTTCATTCAGATTGCCGTCGCCGAGTTGATAACCACCTGCGCCATTAGGGATTGCCATGATATTTTCCTTAAAAAGTTTTAGAAAAGAGGGCCGAAGCCCTCTTTAGTCTTAGCCCCAGATACGGCAAGCCATTTGTGGACGAATCGTGCTGTAACCGTACAGAACGTCAATACGGCAAGGCATACGGTCGTTGTTAATGTCGTACTGACGAACAACACGCAGCGAAATACCGTTATGAACAGCACGCGAAGCCATGTCAACACCTTGTGGCAACAGCAAGTCAGCGGTTGCGAAGGTGATAGCGTCTTTATGGTAGACCAGATTCTGTGCGTAAGCAGTAGAAGCGGCGCCCAAGAAAGTAACAGACTTGTTATTTGCTGGCAGCGAGTCCATCGTTGCCAGAGCGTGCGATGCCGAGTACATAGGCGCAACAGTAACAGTCCAAGTACCGGTGACAGCAGTAGCGTCAGCCAGTGCAACAAACTGGAACAGCGAACCAGTGGTTTCACGAGTTTGTGGGTTAACAGCAAAGCAGCTAGCAACAGTAAACACGTCACCGGCTTTAATGGTGGTGGTAACCGAAGCTTGCGACAGCGTAATGGTTGCGGAACCTTCCGAAGTAACGGCAGCAGCAGTCACGGTTGCGGCAGAAGCGTCGCGGGAACCGGTGGTGTGTTGCTTGATCGACTGGGACATATTGACTTCTTCAAAGCCCAGAACGCCCGTACCCATCATGCCATTCTTGAACTGACGGCTGACGGTATCCGTAGGATTGAACAGACCTTTCATGCCTTCAACCAGACCGGCGTTAGCAGCTGGGTTAACAGTAGCGTAACGTGGGGACATAACCGCAGCGTTTTCGTTCAGCTTTTGCTGCGCTTGCAACAGAACCAGCGAAGTCGATGGGGTCGAACCTGGCGTACCGACTGAGTTACCAATGTTTTTGTAAGCATTGGCGACGTCAGCATCAATACTCGAAGCCAGCTGCGAAATACGCGGTTTCAGTACACGTTCTGCGAAGTCATCCAATTGCATGGTCAGTTCGGCAGACGTAAAGTTCACGCCGATATGCTTTTGGTTAGCCACAGACAGGGTGGTGAATTGCTCGTTGTCGTCCTGAACTTGCAGGGCGGCGCCGTCGGTCACCAGAGCGCGGTCAGGCAGACGAATACGCAGGGTGGAACCAATTTTTGCACCTTCAACGGCGAAAGAATCGTCGTATTGGCGGTTTACGTTACGGGTCAGAACCAGATTGTTTTCGAGAATCTCAAGCGCCTTGCGCGTGATCATGTCGATTGTAAGAATGCTATTTGCCATGATATTTCCTAAAAGTAAAATTAGCGGAGTTTTGACAACTCAAACTTTTTAGCTTGTCTTTGGCGGTCAGCTTCAATCCACTGCGATGTAGTCATAGTTTTGACAGATCGTGGGTCAGTAGTATCGTAAGCAGAGTTACCATTGCTTTTAGCAGTGACAGGGCTAATCGGCGATGGGGCTGTCGATGTTTTCTTCACTGGAGGGCTTGAGATTAACTTGGCCTCAATCCGTCCAATTTCTTTAGCCTGCATAAAAGGTTGGAGTCTGGAAATGCGATCCGCTTCTTTCGGATTAGTCCCTAGGTAATAAGCCAAATCAGGACCAACTTCAGAAGATTGAATCGTTTGAGCCATTACGGTAGTGATTGGCAAGTTCGGGTTGTACGCGACTTGTTCGAAGTCATCGTATTTGCCCCGCGCTTCTTCTTCTCTATCGTGATAGGACTCTAAAAGTTCAGACTGTTGCCGTTTTGCTTCACGGTCGGCCAATAATTGTTCTGCTTTTGAGATAGCCAGTGCTTCGGCATAGTCATCAACATTATCAAATTGGTCGAGCGCGGGAGGCACTTCAGCAGCTTTAGCGACAGGTCGCTGAGACTGTTCTCGTTCCCATTTTCGTTGCTCTCTTGCAAGCCGTTTGCCAATAGCAGCGTCCAACTCTTCTTGTGAGAAGGTTTTCGACTGTTTGACTTCAGTTTCTTCCGGCGCTACTTCTTCAGGTTCTGGAGTTGCCGTAACTTCCAGTTCTGGCGCGGGAACTTCCGCTATTTCTACTTCATCTGACATTTTATTGATTCCTTAGAATCCTCGGTGAACCTCGCCGATAAGGTTATTCGTAAATAATAGTTGCCGTTACTGTACCACCAATGACAACATAAAGTCCATCCTTAGCATACGCGCCGTCTAAAGGCAACAAGTACGATGTTGCGGATACTGGCGTAAAGACACCTAGGATAGGCTTGGTAGTCGTCGTGTTTGACGAATCATAAACGGCAATGGTTGGCGTATTGGACGCGGCACTTACAAAAATGCCTTTCAACTTGCCAGCCATCGGTTTAATGTTGGCCGAAGCCGAAATGTAGGTGTAATTTGCCATGTTTAATCCGTTGAGTTTTTAACTAAAATGCCTTCTATTACCATAGATACTGCGGCTGTTTGTGCAGCAACTGTTGCGCGCCATTGTAAGCTTGTTTTTTCAGCATAAGGAAACGGGACTATACGACGTGCGTTATAGTTTGCAGTAAATGGCGCTTGCAACACCGAATACGACGTTCCGTTTGCCAATAACGCTTGTACATTGTAAGTACAGTAGTTATTTGATCCACCTGATACTTGTGAAAACGCGTCTACGCGGGTCAGATAAAAGGTATGGCCTAAAGGAACTGTGTACTGCGACATTTGGGTTTGCCCCACGCCAGGCAATATCTTTGCATACGTTGTTCCGTTATTGGTAAGCGTTACAGTTCCCACCGCGTTGCCAGATAACGTGCGCACGTTATTAATACGCAAGAAATAGTTTGTTGTAACTACTGGCGTCGTGCCATTTGTAGCCAAAATTTCTGATATTGGTTCGTAGTTAAGGTTTAGCCCTGAAATTAACTTAACCACACCTACGTCCGCCGCGCTTGTACTAACCATCGTCATCTGAACTGCGGCTGATGGGTACAAATACGGCGTGGTATTTTCCCAAATACAAATAGACGTGCCGTCAACCAATGGTTGATACCCAAATACATTAACTAAGGAATGACCAGGAATCTGGTTCCGCGCCACTTGAAGTTCAAATGGTTCATTCTTACCAAAATATGTTTGGGAGGCGAGTAAAGTCATGCTAAGTATTTAAGTTTGTACAAAGTAGACAAATAAAGACCAACAATTTCGTCGATGATATTTTGAATAGCGGTGCAGTCTTTATCAACCACGTCGTACCGCACATCTTCAATTTCATTCATCTGGTCTTCCAAAAACTCGGTAATATTCGAAGTTTTTTTGGCAGACATTAGACTGATTGGGCCAACCAAACCGTATTTACCCTGATAAGCTTCTGCAAACTTGTCTGCTAAGTCAACAATTTCGTCGTAAAACGTATTAAGCGCGCTATGTTTGGCAAAACTTCGAGTATTTAAATGCACGCTATGCGCTACATCACGCGATAAAAACATCAAACCTACGAAATCGGCGGGTTTCATTCCATTCCTTGTTCTGGTGGCATTTCTTCTTGCATTGGCATTTCACGTTCCGGCATTTCACGAACCAAGTTATTAGATTCCATCGCCGCAGCTACCACGCCCATTGCAATATCTTGAATCTGTTGCTCAGACATACCCGCTTGAACAGCCGTAATACGCTGTGTTTCAGCTTGGAACGCCTTAATATCAGCTTCGTAATCTTTACGTTTGGACTCTTGCGCTTCCATTGACTTGCTGACGTTCTGCAACATTTGGTGCATTTGGTCCATTTCCTGACCCATTGCTTCCATTTGCATATTAGCAGCTTGCAATGCTGGGTCTTCATCCGGATCGGACATAAGCTTAGGATCAATCGTTTTGGCAAACCGTTTAGCCATTTCTTGCGCGCCAGGCCAGTCCATGTTCTTAATAAACAAGTCGCCAGCAACAGCCCACAATTGTGGATTGCCTTGCAGCAGTACGGACATACCTTCCAAAGCTTCCTGACGCTTGGTCATGTAGCTAGGGCCAGTGGTTACGCACACATCGTACTTACCAATGCCAGGGTTGTAGATTTTTTCAATCACAATGCCGGCCTGATCGACAATTTTCTTGACTGGTTCGGCTTGCATCGGGTCAATCTTAGCCATGTTCGTTTCGCCGTCAGCACCAATGATGCGGGCGATACGTTGCGTGTCATAGATTTTAGGAATCAGGTCTACAATTTGCCGCGTGACATAGCGAACAGCGCGTGCCAGATTATCAACGTAATGGTAAGTGCCAGTATCAGACTGACGCTCACGCGCCATAATTGCTTTGCCTGATCGCTCGTTAGAAGTCGCTCCCAGACTCGTATCATACTGGCCCGTAGTCGATTTAATATCATCCGACGCCCCCATTTTAGCTTGCAGCAGGCCGCTAGACGCTACCGGTGGCTGTGACCTAGCTGGCAGTGGCAAAACGCCGCCTTGGCCGTCTGTGACGTCTGGATTGACTTCCAGATACGGCCAGTTAGTCGTATTAGCCGTTTTCCATTGGTTTTCGTAGCCTTCAAACTGACCGCCGTAACCAATAAACGGTGCTTTCGGCGCCAGTGCCAGCATTTCGGTTTCTTGGCTAACCCAATAGTTGTACATACGCTGTGCATCTTTAGCGTTACGCACCAAACCAGCTACATACAGCTTGCCATCGACTTCGTACTCATTGCCAACCACGCGCACGACGGGAATAGAAGCGCCTGCCCAATCGTTTTCTTCAATAAACTCATACCCGTTAGTTTTGCACCATTTGACTTGCTTCACGTCAACCGTGCGGGTACGCAAGGGCTTCATGCCCATTGCTTTCATTTGCTCATCTTCCGGTGAACCGTCAAAAGCAGACACGTTGCCGTGGTACAGGTTCAGTTTTTTCGGAGTGTGTTCAATGTAGAAGTATTCGGCAATCCGAATGGTGTCTTTATTAACCCAATTCGCCAGCGACTGATCGCCCACACCGCCTTGTTCCAAAGTTGAAATAGGCTTTGCATTAGGGAACTCGCGCTCGTAGTCATCCTTGAGCATATCTTCCGTAATGAAGCACCACTCAGCGTCAGACCCGCATGGGTCTTGAATAGTCGGGTCCATGTAGACCGAAAACGAATTGCGAATACGGCCAATCTTAATATCTTGATCAAAACTGTCGTTCGTACAATATTCAGTCAGAATGCGGATGTAGCCTTCACCGTAGGTTACTTGATTTTCGCAAGCGGTATCATAAGCAACATCCGCATCTGATATGTACTCAATATGGCGAACCATACCGTCAAAAATTTCTGCCACTTCAACGTCAGCCTTGTCGTCTACCGGAATGACTTTGCCACTCGGACGGTTTTGACGCTGATCGTTCGTTACTTGGCGAACGTGTTGCGGCAGCTTGTTAATTGTCAGGCAAGGGCGGGCGTTGATAGTCTGACCTTGCACTGCACCACGGGTCGCCAGCACATCTGCCGGCCATTGCCATTGATTGTCTGGTGAGCCAGCGTAGAAGCGTAGGTCGTCCAGCTCATCTTCGCGCGACTCGCTATACGCGCCAATAGCCAGCGAAAGCCGGCTGCGCATTTTGGCTAGGTTATCTGACTCGTCAGATTCAGATACTTTACCGGCTGCTTTAACGTCGCTGTTATATGCCATTATTTAGATTTTCGTTTAACTGCGTATGCAATTGCCACGGCCTGCTTAACCGGCTTGCCAGACTTAACTTCAGCTTTTACATTCTCGCGGAACGCTTGCTTAGTAGGCGATTTTTTAAGTGGCATTATTTAACTTTCTTAGCGGTTTTAGCAGACTGTTTAAAGTCTTTACTTGTCGGTGCGCCAGCAGTACCTGGCTTACGCATCTTCTCGCCGCTACCGGCTTTAATGCGTTCCTGCTTTGCATGAATGTTTGCGTATAGACCTGTTTTCATACTAACATTTCCATCGTTTAAGTGACGCTTTGGCGCGTTCGCCATCTTTTGCGTTAGCCGCAACAGCACCCATTCTGGCACAAAAGGACGCTTTGCGGCCTTTATCTTCCGCAGTCTTTGGGTGCGGCGCTGGCGCTTTCAAATTACTGCCCGTTTCGCGGTTATACTTTTCGCGGCCCTTGGCAGTCAAACCAGCGCCCTTAGCAACGGATTGTTTCTCGCCGCGCCCTACGCTTAACGATACGCTTTTTTTCGTCATTATGACCCCATCCAACTGTTAAGTACCATACCAGGTTGCGATTGGCTACGAATATTTTTTGCATTATACTCTCGATGCGCCACAGGGAAAGCAAAAGTTACACATAATGCGTCCGCTGCATCTGGCGACGCCATGCCTCGTGCTTTCATCTCTTTCTTGCCTTCGAGAAAGATTGTCCCCGCCGAGTTAGGTTTGCGGGTCGGGCTGGTCAGGTCAGACTTCAGTTTCCTGTCTTCTGGAATGCTGGCCGTCTTAACCCAATCCTTCATCGCGCCCCACATCTCAGCGCGCTTGTTACCCCACATAATAGGGTTCTTGGCTTTCCAGCCAAAGTTGACGCCGCGCACCTTGTACCGCTGTTCTGTCAGTCTGTCCAAGATGCCGTAGCCTAGCCCGCCCTCGTCAATAATGGTGAGAGCTGGTTTGAACTCTTCGATTGCGTCGATAACGCGACCAACAATCGACATAGTATCTTCGCCCTGATAGCGTTTGATGGAGATAAGATCGCGACCTTGGCGTACAACGATAACCGTCGAGTCGGCCCCACCCCGCGCCGGATCAACACCCATGACAATCGGTGCTGTTTCGTCCTTATATTTTGGACGTTTAAAAGCATCCTCAACCGTGACGGGACTAATGAACTGGTCTTCGCCTGCGGATGGAAATTCGCCATAGACTTCAACCCGCGCTTCGCGCGAATCCTCGCCGTACTCCGCGATAATCTGGTTATATACTTGCTTGTCTGTATCTTCCACCGTGCGGGCGTCGACAGTTCTTGCGTTCCAAAACGCTCGTTTAGCATTAAAGCACTCGAAGAAATAGCCGGTGTTCCGGCGGGGGTTACTAAAGGCGAACCAATAGCGGTCTAGGATGTTCTCTGTAAAGAAGCCCGCCGCCACTGACCAGATCGCGTCAGGTATACCAGACGCCTCATCAAAAATCACCATCATGCCGTCGTGGTTGTGGACACCCGCGTAACTGTCAGGATTTTCTTCCGACCACAGTTTGCCCTCTGCCGCCCAATACCGCGTGCCTTTCTTCAGGTCACGTTCGACTAGCTCAGTTAGCCAGGCAGCAGGCAGCAGCTTAGTCGCGCTGATTTCCCACCAATGGCTATTAATCAGCATGGCTGACCAACGGGAAAGCTCACCCCATGTGACTGACTTTAACTGCGCTTCACTATTAGCCGACACAACAACAGTAGAGCCAATACGCGTAGATAGCATCCACAACACCAACCAGCTAACCAAAGCAGACTTACCAATACCACGCCCCGAAGCAACTGCGCTTCGCATGGTATCCATATTCATTTTGCCCTGATTGGCGGCGATATGCGCGGTAATGTTTTGTAATACCTCGCGCTGCCATTTGCGGGGGCCTTTAAACTTTTCTAGGGGTGTATTCTTTTGCCCCCACGGAAAAACAAACCGAACAAATGCTTCCGGATTATTCTTTAGTTCCGGTGACCATAACCGCGTCATTAGCAGTTGTTCTTCGTCCGGCGAGTATATTGGCTGTTGGGCCATCTAGTACCTCAGTAAATTGACCTTCGATGACACGCTGCTGCGCCTGTTCAAGCGCCTGCGTGATGCTGATGTTCTGTACGTTGACGGAGATTTCCTGCTTGGCTGTCCAACCGTGGACGTGCTGGAGGATTGCTAAGGCGGACTTGGCGTCGCCGTTCCTGGCTGATTCGCGTAACTGTGATGATGCTTCGATCTCACTGTCAGCGCGGCCTTTAAGCATAGCAAGCTCGGCTAACGGGTCAAGTTGGCACAGCTGCCTATATTCACTAGGAAGCATTCCTGATGCAAGCGCCAAAGCGTCGCCTTTAAGCCCAAGCGCGGCAGCTTCGTAAATAGCCTGCAATCGCGCCTCAGTCGCTTTGACCTCACGAATAGTAAGGGGTAGTGAATGAAACATGGCTTGGAGTATATACCAAAAAAATAAAAAAATGTTTCTGCTTCCATCCCAGCCACACACTTCCGCGCAAGGCCCTCCCCCCCTGCCCTCCGCCGGCGGCAAAAATAGGGTCAGACCCTAGTTAGCACAATGGCATGTTAGTAAGTGCTCACTAACATGTCAGACTGGCATGATGTCAGACTAGCATGATGTTATTGTGATATGTGGGCAATGTGGATTGTCCACAAATATTGGGCGCGGGCGCTTTTGCAAACAGTTATCAGAATAGCATTATTTGCCTGGTGGTTTTTGTTCGCGCCAGCGATCGATTTATTGCGTTCGGTGCAAGATATGCAGAAGTTATCAGAATGGAACTTGTGGGTCATTGTGGACAATGTACCCATATGATTTAAATCGCTGCCATTATGCGTACAGTACTTTTTAGCTTATACAGTACTGTTTGCCTATACAGTAATCCTATAAAAATCAGGTATTAACTTTTTTATGGGTACATTGTCCACAAATAGCCAAAACCCGCACCACCGCTTGCGTTTGACGTGGGCAACCGCGCCCCAAATCATTGTCCGCAATTACCCCACATTGTCCGCAAAAATAATTGCAAATTATTGATTGACAGCTAAATTCATATGCTTGATAATTCTTTGCATGTGCAGAACGCATCGGGCAAATTGCACAATCTGAAAGGTTTAAAATGATCACTATTCAAATTAACGGCGTAATTTACGAAACAGTACTTGAAGCGGTCGACGTCAATATCGGCGGAGAATGGACGTCCGAAACTATTCCGGTTTTGCAGCGCGCCGACGCCGAAGCGGTAATGCACAATACCGGCGTATATGACATGATCGCTGACCAGATTTCTTATGCGTACATTGACGCGCTTGAAACGCACGGAACGTTTGGCTACCGCGAAGAAAACGAATTTGCGTATCAAATGTTACTGAATGACCGCCCCGCAACGCACGCAGAAATACGCGCTGCTATCTACTATTAAGGTCGCACAATGAAAACTTATACCCGCTATGAAGACGTGCCAAAAGGCGCGCAGTATCTTGGTTCAGAAAATAACGATGGCACGATGCCCGAATCATTGGCCGACGCCATTGCCGACGCGCTTGCACCGGTGCAGTTAATTGACGCGTTCGGCGTTGCGTATTTTGAGGTAGCCCAATGAACAGAATTCAAACTATCTTATTTTGCGCCGTTATGTTGCCGGCAATATATTTTATCCTTGTCTTTATTTTGGGAGCATGAACATGAAACAGACGCTAAACAAATATCAATTTCGCGACGCTTTTAAAATTCGTACAGAACAGTTTTCATATGATGGCTTGGGTATCTTGTTTGATTACCTCGAAGAAATGGCGCCTGACACCGAATTAGACGTTATCGGCCTGTGCTGCGAATTTGCCGAACAAATGCCGGACGCCATCGCCGCTGATTATGGTTTTGACGTCGACGGGCTGGATGACGACGCAGTAGCTAAAGCGGTTACCGATTACGTCAACGATAGCACCATGCTTTGCGGCGTGACCGAATTTGGCGCGCTTGTATATGCTCAATTTTAAGGATAGCTAAAATGCAAAACCCTTACAAATTACAGTTAAAAGCAGAAGGTTTACCTTACCGGCGCATATTGGGTGAGTCCAGCGCGAAGACAATCAAGGGCGAGAAAATCGGGTTCCTGACCGCTATCTGCTATCTGGTACCAGATGCAAAGCTTTGCCCGTTCGCGCAATCGGCCGGATGTTTTGAGCCGTGCCTAAAATCGGCCGGTCGCGGCGCTTTTAATTCAGTGCAAAAAGCGAGAGCCGAAAAGACTGCTTTCTTTTATGACAATCAGCGAGCCTTTATGCTTTCGCTTTGCGCTGACATATGGTCGCATATTCGTAGAGCCGCTAACCTTAATTTAATCCCTTTAGTCCGTCCTAACGGGACTAGCGATATCCCTTTTGAGAATATTTTGATTGATGGGAAAACTATTTTCCAAATATTTGCCGATTGTCAATTTTATGATTACACAAAACATCCGTCGCGCAACCTGGCCGGTAAAACGGCCGGCAATTATGATCTAACATTTTCGTTCTCTGCCATTACACCGAAAACGATATCTATCAAAGGATTGACTAATCCGGCCAATAAACGTACGGCCGTAGTATTTCAAAAGCAATCCGACATCCCGCACAATTTCAGAGGGTGGAAAGTTATCGACGGCGATAATACCGACGTTCGACATATTGAGCCGGCCGGCGTCGTCGTCGCATTGTACGCCAAAGGAAAAGGCAAAAAAGACACCGGCGGATTTGTGCAAATTATGGGGAGGGATTATGTATAAAAATTTTGATATTGCATTATGCGATTACTTATTACAATTTTGCCGCGAAAACAATTTGCCGTTCGAAAGCGCAGATGATCTTATTCATCGGGAAGAACTGACCGACTACCAGCGCGGGTTTTTAATGGCATATATAGAAATTTGGCAATTAATGGAAGATCACAAATGAAAATACTTAAAATCGATGGCACTACATACACAATCAAAAATGATCGCGATCAAATAGAATTTATGGCGCTGGCGCGGAAAAAGTTTAGAAAATCACGGTTTAAGGATATAAGGAAATTTCCGGTTTATATCGGCCAGACGACAGCGGCGTATATTCGACAATTTGAGCACAGAAATTTTTTGATACCGACGCCGTACGATAATTTGAACGATACCGGAACCGCACAATATGATGCGTCAATTCCATTGATTGAGGTTTTAACATGCGAATAGAATCTCATGGACTGGATTGCGAATTAGACATTGAGCCGCCGGATAAGAGTATCGGATATAACGGGCGCGCTTATTTGGTAACCGCGCGAATTGGCGGCGTTGATATTGTCACGCTATTGGCGGAGCATGTTATCGATGAAATTGAAATTAAAGCTTTACAGGAATTTAAGGAATGTTAATAATTTTTGAAGTACTTATTCTGTTACTTTTGATATGGATGTAAAAAAAGGCCCTTTCGGGCCTTTTTCTTATTTCACTATCCGCATCGGCGGTGGCGCATCCTCCACTAGCCGGCGCAATTCTGATTTGCTCATGTTGACCAATTCAGGCGCGCAAAATATCTGTTTTTTGGTGTCTAATTCTCGCGATTTTAAACGCCCCATGTCCACCCATCCCGCTTCTTTCAATGCGTGCAGCAAAGCCGCCTGATACACCTTGACGCCAGTAGGCGCGCTGCCCGCTAGTTTATCGCACAAACTATAAAATGGCGACGCTATAGCGCCGACAGCAAATTCACCTAAGCGGCGCGAAATTATCTCTACCAAATAAGACTCAGCGCTGCTCCTGCCCTGCTCGATCATAATCATTTTGGCCTCTGTCATAGGAGGCGCGGCGGACGGATTGAAAGCAGACACATTACGCGAATGTAACCAAGCGGCGACCGCCGCGAACCCGCCCGCGAAATACCAATTCCAAATTTCAAGCGCGTTTGGCAAGGGACCCGCAGCGTCTGCCCATATGCAAAACCATCTACGGTCATCGGACGGCAAACTGATAGCGGCACGCTCATTCGAGAATGCCACAACAAACACGCGATTCAGCGCCATATAGGGATGCAATCCTTTACGGTTGACTTGCAATAGCTCCGGCGGCGCGGCAATGATAGGTTTTAATGAGTTCTCAAGCGCGCGCCGGTCTTTCGCTTCGGCCTGACGCAATTCGGCAATTTCCATCACTTCACATTCAAGTGAATATCCCCATTGACTGCTTAGGTCTTCGTTCTTTACAAGCGAGCAATTCATCTTATCCTTGCCACCTATAGACCAGAAGAACGGCGCAAGCATGGTGTCTTTACCGCTGCCAGGATGCCCGCCGACCAAGATAGCGTGATTGATTTTCTTATTCGGGTTTTGTACTTTATAGGCCAGCGCGTTTAGCAGGTGTTCACGCTCATAGTCAATCGGAACCATGCGTTCGACGTGCGCGAGCCATAGGGACACGTCGCCAGGCACCGGTTGCGGGCGCGCGTCGCGCCAGCGGTTGCCGTAGGCTAACCCATCACGCGCCGTTAACACTGATTCGCCGGCGGCGTAGGTAATGCCGACCAACGCCTTAGCGCCTTTGGCCTGTCGGTTTTGGTCATAACACACTGATGCTTCTATTTTTTGGCCGTTATGAATAGACAGGCAACCAATGTGCCGGAACAGCGCATTAAACGTACTGCGGCCAATCTCGCGCCGGTCTTGCATGTCAAAATAACCGTCGTCGGTTTGTATATAGGCGAAACGGTCGTACCAGTCTTCCTTTTCGATTCGGCCAAGCTCCTTGCGTTCGACTTCGGCGATAATCTTTTTGGCAACATCGGGAAATTCTGCGGTAGGCTGAATTTTAGACAACGCCGAGTCCATCACGGTAGCCAGCAATTCATCACGCAAACCTGATTCATGATTCGGACCGCCCTGGTCAGCGACCCATTTTAGGAACACGGTCGAGTCTAATTCAAGGCAATGCGAGTGCAGGCAGCAGTACGCACGATTGGCCGGCATATAGCGGCCTTCGGGATTGCCGTCGGTATGCTCGGCATTGTTCGGACAAATCACGCCTGCCCAGCCTTCGCCGTTTGGTTTTGATAACACCATGCTATTAGCAGACAGCCACGCCAGCACGTCGTCAGCGCCATCGTCAGCCAACCGGATAGGGCGCAAGGCGTCGCTGGCCTCCAACGGCGTCACGTTTAAAGCAGTGCATATCTCGGCAAGGGTGAATTCACGCTCAGGGTGAAACTCGACCAACTTGGCCTTGAAACCGTCACGCCCTGGCTTTAAATTCACACTATCAGGCAAACGGAAGTTACGCACTGCATTGGTAGCGCCTGGGTCGGTGTAGCCGGCAGCGGCGATAGCCTTGATGGCGGCGCTGAACTCGGATTTGGTCGGTTGATCGCTGAACGCATAGCCCCACTGAAATGACCCTTCTGACGTTTCCATTATCCACGTCGGCGGCAACGGTGGCACGGCGGACTTTGTGCCAATATCGTCCAACATCATAACCAGCACATACTCGCAATTGGCCGCGCTGGCGGACACCTTGCCGTCTTTGAAACGGTCAATGATGAAGGATGCGGTGTTGCCGTACCACGCGCCTTCCTTCATTTGTTTGGTCGGCAGATAGGCCGGCCATGTGCATTTGATAGCACCGTCGGCATGGAATTGCAGTTCGTTACCGGTGGGCTTCTGGCGCACGATTAACGCGGTTTCGCCTTCAGGCGCCAAATTTATGAGATAATCTAAAAACTTCATGTTTCACTCCAAAGTGTTTTGGCCGCCCCGATAGGCGGCCTTTTTTTTACTTACCGTATCTGTACATCGACGCAACTTCCGCATCCAATGGCAGACCCTCAGCCCATGCGGGCGCAGTACACATGATTTGATGCAGATTAGCGGACGCGGATTCTAGTTGATTTTCTGGCACTTCAAGGACTATTTCATCGTGAACATGCAGGATAACGTCATCCAATTGGCGTAAAGAGTGCCGTAGCAAATCGTTGGCTGTCGCTTGCGTTATGTTCTCACAAGCCAAGCCCTTCCACAAGCGGGCGCGCGGCCATTCGGTGGCGTCCGCCGCCGGTTTCCAAGCTGCTTTTGCATAAGTCACGCCGTCATCTTCTAGCCGCGCGAACGGATAGCACAGAATGCGACCGGATGGCAGCGCATACCATAAATGCACGCCGTCAAACAAATAAGTCACGCGCCCTGCTGTAAATTCACGGTTTTTATTGCGCATTGCCCGCGTGTAGGCTTCCTCTAATTTTGACCAGTACGGTACAGACCATGCGTTAGCACGACGCCAACCGTCAACCATGCGTTTGGCGTCCGACTCAGGCAGGGCGATACCATAAGCGCGTCCCATAGCAGCGAACGCTCCGACACCGCCGGCGAACCCACAGGCCAGCTCCTGCACCTTGCCGATCTGGCGCTGGTCTTTGTTTACTTCGGCAGGTTTGATATGAAACGTCGCGCCTGCGTTGACTTTGTACACATCTTCACCGGACGCAAACAATTCCAGTTTAGCTACGCCAGCAAGGCAATTGGACAGCCACGGGTTAACGCGGGCTTCAATAGCAGCCCAATCGGCCACGATTAGCACCTTGCCAGGCGCGGCAACTAATGCGGGCCGGAGCATTCCCTTGAGAACATCCGTAGTACGCCTTCCAAATCGCGGGACGATAGCGTGCCTTCTGACCATAGCGTCGCGTACTGCGTCTGGTTCGGCTGCGCACTTTCTTGTGAAATTATGTACCTGCGCTCCGTAGCTGGAAGCACGGCCAGTAGCGCTTCCTCCAGCAAATACAAACGCTCCTCTAACTCGGCCATCCTCCTGATCAGCAAGTTGTGCAAGCCGAGCGAACTTAGCCACCGAGGATGCCCATAGATCATCTGCGCATTGAATGACGTCAGCGACAGCGGGCGGTATTTCATCGTCATTCTCCATTGCAAGTAAGTTAGCGCGAACGGTTTTGTCAATTGAGTATTTCTCGCCGTTCCACATTAGTTTTTTAGCTTCATCGCCGACACGTTCCAACACCCATTCACGCATTTTAGGACTGCGAACGGATGTAATGACGCCTTCGGTCACTTCATTGACGATCAATTGTATTTCTTCTTTTTCTACTTCGGCATAGTAAACCGCTGCTTCACACAACGGCACATCGACCAACACGCCACGGTCGTTGATACGCTCGTTAGCATGATAGTCGGCCAGCTCCTGCGCCGATAGTGGGCGCATCGCCTGCGACTGCGCACGCATGGCACGAACGTCCTGTTCGCAATACTCGACCATCTCAGCGGTCAGCGCGGCTGATTCTTCAAACGGTGGAATGCTCATGCGACGGATTAGCTGCGCACCTTTATGGCTTTTCTTCATGCCGGCGCCAATGAACCGGCCAACATCTTCAAGCGAACCTGGCGCACAGTTAGCCCGCGCCTGTGCAGCGGTGCAATAGAATTGCGTCAGGTCGAACTTGACTTGCAGAACGTAGGAAAAAATTAACCGCTCAAATGCAGCATTGTGGGCGTAGATTAACCCTTTATAATTTAACACGTCAGCGGGAAATGTTAACTTTGGTGTCCAAGTTTTAACAGGTTCATCATCAAAAGCGTAGGACATGCACAGTACTTCGGTTGTGCCGTCCATCGCGTAGTTGTAAACGCCATGTTCTTTTAAGTCGCAATGGCTGCGCGTCTCGAAGTCAAGCCAGAGCATAGCCACCCCATTGGTCGGCCATTGCTTGCGCAATACCTTCATAAGTAGCACTGCGGATTTTCCAGCGGTCAGCAGACGGCGGCAATTTGTTTTGCCCGCTGTCAGTCTGGTTGCCGTAACGCTTTTTGCCATCTACTATGCGCGGTTCGATAATATCTGTCGGCGTAAGCAAAGGCAGGTTTTTAAGCCAAAGACAGGTTTTCTTGCTGGCGTCATGTCCGAACTGGTACGGCGTAATAATTTGGTCAGGCTTGCGAATGCGGCTAGAGATAACGCTAATCGGATTTTCCAGCGCAATCCGTTCGATAGGCGCCGCCAGCAGCAAGCGCACAAAGTCCAGCGCATCCTCTGTCAGCTGTGGGTCACGCAGGCCGCGCGTCGTCCAGTGCATACCGCTAACAGACAGGTAAGTACAGGGAGGATGCGCAATCATTAAATCCCAGCCATCATTAATAATGTCAGATACATTGCCCTGATAGTGCGGTCTTGGTGAATCAGTAGGTAACAAGTCGCACGACATAGCATCGTGACCGGCGGCTATAAAGGCGTCGCGCACACGCCCAGAGTATTCACACGCGATTAAGACTTTCATAGTTAGGCGGGGGCTTCGATTTGGGTTTCAGCTAGTAGCGGGGGAAAGCCAGAAAATCCGCTAGTCACCATCCTCGATTGCTGGCTTAACAGCCCCCTAACCTCAATTAGACCGCAGCCCGACGACGGCGTGCTGGTGCTTCCTCTGCTTCAACTTCAGCAGGTTCAGCGTCCATTGAAACCCAGCTCTGCACATCAAACACAGGCGTATAAATACGACCGTATGATTTATGTGCGTAGTGGTCTTTCTTCAAAGTGATGACAGGAACAGGGTTCGCCTGATCTTTGTCTACCTGCTCGGCAATGGCAACGGCCAGTGCCTGCACGGCACGCTTACCGCCGACGGACGTAGTAGAGAAGCGCGCTTCCATACCTTTGTCCTCGCCAGACAAGCACTTCAGCGACATACCAACCTGCGTTTCCCAGCCGCGTTTAGCGTTTGGTGGCGCGACGTCAGTTTCAGGCAATGGCTGGCTTACGCTGACCATCTTTTCGCCAAGCACTTCACCATCACCCCAAGCGATAAAGCCGTGGATGAAAGAAAAAGGATTGACAGCCCAAGTAGTGCCTTCTTCGACTTCGGTCTGATCTGCGCCGAATACCCAATGACCAGTCTTGTCCATCTTGATGATGACAGTACCGGCTGGGCCGACGTCCTGCTCAATAGCACGCAGTGCGACTGACAGGGAAGAAACAGAAGGAAGGTTTGCGAGTGCGAATGACATAGTAGATTACCTTATAAAAGTTTAGAGAGGGCAGCATTTAATTGCTGACCGATTTGCAACACCGCTGGCCTTGGATCAGAGTCCTCGGCCATCGTAGTACCAGATGAAACTCGTTTGACAAGCTCATCCGGTATGTTCTTTACCAGCTTTTCCATCTGCGCTGGCGACTTAAGTTTTGTTTCGTATGCGTCCTTGATGCCGTTAACATCTACCCATGCGTCAACTGCGTCGTCGCTAGTCCATTGACGTGTAGCACGTTTAGCAACCAACTTATAACCTGGCATAGGCGAACCTGATTCTAGCACTTGAAAAGCCAAAGCGCGAAGGTCTTTTATCCAACCTTCTAATATATCTGCCTGTTTCAAATACGACGCCAACATCGGCGTATCCAATTCGACAAGCTGTTGCTTCAATGCGCGGTCAACTGCGCCAGTCATGGCAGGGCAAATAGGTTTAGCTGCACACCACCGGCAATGCTCACCGGACTTCATAGTCGCGTCAGACTGCGCTGATACTTTAACTGCACGCGCCAAGTCGCGCTCGAACTGTTCGATGCGTGCGCGTGTCGTAACCCAACGACGGGTAAACGGCGGCTGCACGATGATAAGCTCGATTTCTTCGGCGCCATCAAACGCCCACTTAGCACTATCAGTACGCATAGCAGCAGCAGCGTAAAACATCAGCTGATCGTTTTCTTCAGCTTCGACCATAACGCCATCGCCGAATTTCCAATCCAGCACGATAGCTCTATTGCCAATACGACCGATAAGGTCAGTAGAGCCAAACACGTTCGGAAGAAAATCACCAAAGCCGACGCGCGTTTCAACTGCGTATTCCATCTCGCGATTGGGGTCAATTTCATTAAGCGCCTCGATAGCTGGTCGGAGTTTCTCATCAAGCAGTTCCTGCGTCAGCGTTTGCTTTTCATAAGTCGCGCCGATAAAAGTATTCAGCGGTTTAACAAATTCAAGCGCCTCGGCGATGACGTTATGCAACAGCGTGCCACGGTCTGCGTGTTCGTTTGACGGCTTTGGTGGCATCTTGGCAACCAACTGCACAGACGCAGGGCAGGCAATGACGCGCTTGGCGGTCGAGCCGCCGACGATATTAGAATGATTCATAATTTGCGTGCCTCCATCATTGCGTCAGCAATTTCATACGCTTTTGCAACATACTGTTCTGTGTGTGCGCGTAAATCGGACGCTAACATACCTTGCATAACTTTAGCGGCAAAGTAATCACGCAAGTCCATGCCGTCTTGATTTTGGCTGTGGCCGTTGTCTATTGATGTTGGGAATGCTTTCACAGAGCCTCCCATTTCACTGGGTAGGCTTTGCCTTTGGTGCTGCCATCAGGGTAAAGCATAATCAAATCACCAAGAAATTCGGCAAAGCGTTTATTCTTAATAGTAAACGATTCCAGCAAGTAGATATGCCCGCTAATGGATGTTGTTACTAAAACATCTGGGTTATCTGAGATTTTCATAATTTACCTTAATGTAGTGTGTGAGCAATTAGAATAGCACAAAAATAAAGCTTGTCAAAGACTTTTTTAGCGTATATATTTCGGTCATGTTAGAAAAAGAAATCGAAAAATACTTTGTTTGGGCAGTCGAGCGTCAAGGCGGCAAAGCGTGGAAGTTCACGTCACCTGGACGCAAAGGTGTAGCAGACCGAATAGCTTGCTTGCCAGACGGTTCGACATGGTTTGTTGAATTGAAAACCAAAGGCGGCAAGTTAAGCGAACTGCAAAAGTTGTTTGCTGCCGACATGAAGTTGTTAAATCAGAATTACGCTTGTCTATGGACGAAAGAACAAATTGACACTTTCATTACGACCTTATCAAAATAACGCGGCAGATTTTCTGTTTGCACACGACCGCGCCATGATACTTGCGCCAGTGGGCGCAGGCAAAACCGCAATCACGCTGACAGCCATGCAGGCAATGATTAAAGACAAACACGTTAAACGGTTTTTAGTTATCGCACCTAAGCGCGTCTGCACTGACGTATGGCCGGTCGAAGCGCCGAAGTGGGCGCCTGCATTAACACTTGCCGTTGCGATAGGCACGCCAAACCAACGCGAGCGCGCCATGTCAGGCGTTGCCGATGTAGTGGTTACGAATTACGACAATTTGCAATGGCTGTCTGAATACGGCGTTGCTGGTTTTGACGGCATTGTATTTGATGAGTTGACCAAACTAAAGAACCCGTCAGGCGCGCGCTTTAAGGCGCTGAACAAAGTATTGGACTGCAAGATTCGTTGGGGTTTGACCGGCAGCTTTACCAGCAACGGCCTTGAGGACGTATTCGGTCAGTGCAAGATCGTTGACCAGCAATTGCTTGGCCGCGCTAAAGGTGCGTTCATGCAGCAATACTTTGTGTTAATCAATAAAGACTTTGGCGAGTGGGCGCCGCGCGTCGGCGCGCTTGAGCAGGTCATGCAGCGTATCAAACCAGCGACGTTTGTGCTGGACGCTGGCGAATACAAGGACAAGCTGCCGCAACTGCACACGGTAGAAGTGCGTTGCGATATGCCGATGGAAGCGTACAAGGAAATGAAACAAGAGTTTGTGCTGCAATTCCCTACGGCAAAAGTTATTGCGGCCAACGCAGCAGTGGTCACCGGCAAGTTGCAACAGATGGCATCTGGCTTTATCTACGACACGGTTAAGGTTGCCAGTGCAGTGCCAGGCAAGTTTATTACGACACAGACGCCGATTTGGTTTAGCACACACAAATTTGATCGGCTTGATGAATTACTACAGGAGAACCAACGTGCGAATACGATTATTGCGTACACATATAAAGAGGAATTGGAGGAACTTAAAAGACGCTATCCGAGCGCGGTTACGCTGGACGATAGTAACGCTATTGAGCGGTGGAACGCGGGGCAAGTGGAACTATTACTTGTCCACCCGAAAAGCGCCGGCCACGGACTTAACTTACAACACGGAGGCTGTCGAATGGTGTTTCTGTCGTTGCCGTGGAGCCTGGAGCTTTACGAGCAAACAATCGGACGCCTGCATCGCAGCGGACAAAAGCACGATGTATGGTGTTACATCATGCTCACGAACAAAACAGTAGACGAGCGCATTTACGCGGCCTTACACGACAAACGCGCAATATCCGACATAGCAATGGAAGAACTTAAATGAACAGGCTAGAACTTTACAAGGCGCAGTTAAAGACAGCTAAAGCTGTTTTGACGCAACGCCGGCGGACGGCTAACGCAGCAAATCGTGCAGTAGTTAGATTAGAAAAAAGTATAACCTTATTGGAGAAGAAAATTGAACCATACCTGGCGTAGTTTGAATGACGAAATTAGTGGCATGAACGAAAATCAAGTTCTGGCTTTGCTGAATAAGGAACGCGCTGGCGAACGTCGCGTGTCGATGCTGCAACGGCTGCATCAACGGTACACATCTTTACGCGCGGCACGAGAGCGTGTCGAAATTTTAGGTGAGGCAGAGCGGCCATGAAATGCAAATGCGGCGGGAAAACTAGCGTTATAAACACGCGAATGTATGTGGACTATGTTCGGCGCCAGCGACGTTGTGAGCTGTGCAATCAACAGTTTTATACCGCAGAACAGTTTATGGGTTTTTTAAAAGACGTATATACGGAAACTGAAGCGGCCATATTAAAGCGCCGTAAAGTAGAGACACGCAGACTTAATGAGGACACACAAAATGCTAGTAAACGGTCAATTTATTAAAGAGCCACCGCCAAAGATTGGCGCCCATTACGCGCAGGACATATACCAGCGCAACGTCAGTCCAGAAGAACAGTTTATACAGGACATTATGTTGGGCATTAACCCGTACAACATTAATATTTTGGAAAAGTTTATGGGAAAGTTGTTGCGGTTATGAAGTACATATTAATTATTGTTACGTCATTAGCGGCTGGTTTTTGGATGGGTACAACGCCGCCAGCACCACCGCCGCTAGTAGTTAAGACAACCGACCAGCAGTGCGTAGCATGGTTATTTGAAGCCAACCTGAAAGATGTTAAGAAAAAAATATGCCGATAATTCAAGCACCAGAGATGCGACCTAAAAAAGAAAGAAAACCGTATATGAAAAAGCCACACAAATTGTTGGATTGCTTGATTAATTTTTACAAGTTTAAGAATGACGCCGCTATCGCGCATTTGCTTAATACCACGCCGCCAGTCATTAGCCGCATACGCAACGGATTTGTGCCGGTAAGTTCTACGCTGATATTGGCTGTATACGATGCGACCAAGATGCCTATTGAAAAGATTCGGGAGCTACTGAAATGAAACCACACAAACACGCAGAGCTAATCAAGGCTTGGGCTGATGGTGCTGAGATTCAAATACATATGGCAATTGGTTGGACGGATTGCAACCCTACATGGATAGAAGGTGTGGAGTACCGCATCAAGCCTGAGCCAAAACCTGATTTTATTTACGTTTTAAGGACATATATGCACACCAATATGTTTTGTATGCCACATTTTTTAGAACCGACTAATGTTGCGCCCCATAATTTGCGACTTGTTTATGACGGCGAGACAGGCAAACTTAAATCAGCAGAGGTTTTACATGCCTGACCCGCTATGGCGTAACAAAGTAGGGCACACCAGAAAAGAGGCGATGCGCACGATCAGGAACATCAGGGCTGGCGATGTAAACGAGATCGATCTTGATATGTTGCAAAACTTCGTGCAGTTCTCGCTGGCTCTAATGCTGATGGAAGGCGAGAAGAAATGGGCTAGAGCAAAACTTAACGCTGAATTAATGAACTATATGAAGGAGGGGGAAGAATGACAATAGATGAAATTATCAAGACAGCGCGAAATGAATACGGAATTTACGCATTCACAGCCGAGGATTTGGCGGCGTTTATTATCACAATCAAGAATGCAGAGCGCGAGGAATGTGCGAAGGTGGCAGAGGAGTGGCAAACAGCTATTCATGATCCGCGTTACGAATGTGATTGTTCTGAAGTTATTCGCGAAAGGAAAAAAAATGACTGATAAAGACGTAATACGAATGGCGCTTAATACGCTTTTACTTTTACCATCGAGTGGTTGGATTCCAGGTAGTACAGAACGTACTTTAGAAACAATTCAAACCCTACGCGCAGCACTAGCGCAGCCTGAACCGGAGCCTGTGGCGTGGATGCTGACAGAACTTGATGGCACTCCATTGATTGATTGTGACGATTTAGTTGTTAAGCCGCGTCCAGTTTTAGTAAGCGACAAAACGGACTGCATCCCACTCTACACAGCACCACCAGCAAAAGAATGGGCAGGGCTGACGGATGATGAATATGAATTGATGGCAGAAAAACGCGTTACGAACTATTTTTTTAATACTTTAGATTATGCCCATGACATCGAAGCAAAGCTAAAGGAGAAGAACACATGACTGACAAAGAAGTGATGCAGATGGCGCTGGATGCGCTGATACCAGCCGTTGATGGGAAAGTGTATACGTCATGGGCTGGCTACGGATGGGCTGCAATCGAAGCACTACGCGCAGCACTAGCGCAGCCTGAACAAGCAGAATGCGATGGCGGGCAGTGCGGTATTGGCGGGTATTGTAAGCAGTGTCCAAAAACGCAGCCTGAACCGGATTACGAAGCCGAGTTTATAAAAGATTGGAACGAAGGCAAAGTAAAGCGTGTGTCTGACGGTAAAAGAATGGTTCCACAGCGCGAATGGGTAGGGCTGACGCGAGATCAGGTTAGCGAAATATGGGTAAACGGCTGCTATGAATTCGACCCGATGCACGCTGTTCAAACATTTGCCCGCGCAATTGAAGCCAAGCTAAAGGATAAAAATAGTGGATAAAAATGTAGACGCAGTCACTAACAAGATGACGCGCCGTGCTGAGATTGGATTGCGTAAATACGGCGTTACTACAGAACGTACCGACCTGACGCAAAAGCAATGGTTAATTCATGCGCAGGAAGAAGCAATGGATTTGGCTATCTATTTACAAAGGCTAATAAATGAAGCAGATAACGACTGACGAACTGTATTTTCGTGACCCTGACAATGAACCGCCGCCAAGAGCAGTCAGCTTGTTGCTGCTTAATCCTGGCGGCGTGTTGATTGTAGGCAATTGGAGCGACGACTGTTTAGGTTGGTGTCCCAAGCCTAAAGTGCCGCAAAGCATTAAACAAAAGCTCGCGCCCCTTGGCGGTCAATGATTAACTTAGACCCGCGCGGTTTAGCCGTTGCGGTGTTAGGAATACTTACATGGGTCCAAGCGTCAAACTCACGGATTATCTGATCGAACGGCAGTTTAGCGGCAATGATAGCCCGCACAACTTCGTCGGGCTTCATACCAGGCACACGAATGTCGGCAGCGCAACCGTTGCGATGCTGGCTGCTGTCTTTAGAGCCAACAGCATCGTTTACCTGTTTGCTTCTGAAGGCGCTGTTGACGATGATTGGCTTATTACCCAAAGTCGTCTTGACCGACTCCAGAAACTCCGCCAGTCGTTGCAAGTTAGCCCGTTCCGCTTCGTTCGGCGTGTTGTCAAACGCGCGGTGATCCGTGTGCGTCAGTTCTGCAAGGGTAAAGTTATTTGTCATTTTTTGTGCCGATAATCTTTTCTAGTGTGCGCCCGCCAAAATAAAAGGACATAACCAACATACCCCATTGGCCTAGCAGTTGCACAAAACTGTCCGCAATATCAAGCGCAGACGCGTCAAGGATAGCCAGCGCAAGATACGCAACAAGAATGTAGATCAGCGTTAACGGGCGAATGTTCTTCGACAGCCAGCTGTCGGACGCCATATCAGCCTGCATACGCTGCGTCAGATTGTTTTGCTCAGTCTTGTACAAGTCGGCGTCGTTGGCAATTTTAGCCAGTTCGCCGTCTTGCGCCATCTTAGCCAAATCCATTTGTGCTTTAGCTTTAGCTTCAGGGTCAGGAATTAGTTTGTCAATTAGTTTACCGCCAACGGTAAGTAGCGCGTCAAGTCCAAGCATTAATCTCTCCAGTGAAACATTTGATAGATAAAATAAATTACCGCCGTGGATACTGCCGTACCTAAAATTATCGCC